TAACATGCGTAACAGGGTATTTCAAGGGGTCTTTTCTTATAATATCACAAAAATTGTTGTGTGTTTATAGGCACTTAGCTTATTACTAATTATAAAGAGCCAAATGAACGACAAATATACCTAGGCTGTTCGCGTAACACGTTACGTGCGCGGTAGGCTGTAGCAGATGTTACGCGAACATGGTGACGTAACGTTCGCTTCATATAGTATATATATTGAAATCTTAGTTTATAATTATAATATATATAGATAGAGAGCCTGTTACGCCTGTTCGCGAACTGCCGTAACAGGTTGGCAGTCTATCAACTGCCGAACCTACCAACCCCCCTTGCCGCTCCGAAAGTCGCGGTCCCAGTATTTCATGGCCTTCACAGGCCTGCCGGCCTCACAGTAAGTCCGAACCGGAGCGTTCGAAGCTTCGAACACCCGAAACGCATGGATATGCTCGATTGCAAGCTTTGGCGCTTGCGGCCTAGCAACAAACGAAGTGATCGAAATGTCAGCGCGCGTGAGTGCATTGAAGCGCATGGTCTTACCCCGCTCGGTAAATTGACAAACGCTCGGAGCCTAGTGCGGCTCCGAGCAATATTGGTGCCCCGCGTCTCTCACACGCGAGGGCTTTCATCCTTGCCCCTCCCTTGCCTTTCGGGCCTCGATAGGCCCTATCGCTTTAGGAGCGGGTATCGCCTGGAACTCAGTCCCAGGGAGCCATTGCGAGCCGGGCGCTTTCGCGGGAGGGCTCGGACCGGCTTCGCTCCCCAGCTTTCCCAAGCTCCCGGTATCCTTCGGGTGCGTGGTAGGCTAGGCATGAAGCCTGTGGCGCGCGGCACTTCGGGATGGAGACTTCGAACACCCTAGACCGACTAGAAGCCAGACCTTTTCGGCGCTTCGGTCGGAGGGCGGGCTATAGGGCGGTTCCGACACCCTAGGAGCTGAGTGAATAGAGGCCGGCTACCCCACCGGGTAAGCGCCCAACGGGGGGAGGGGGGGTCGGCGCTCTTTAGGTGTTTGAAAAATATATAGGACCCAAAAACCCGAGCCTACTTAAATACCATAGTAAAACTACTCACAAAACCCCTATTGACATACTAATTACCACCATATACATAGAACCAAACCACCCATTACACCCCACCACGGTGTTTCCATGAAAACTTTGCTCGACGTCGCCGGTAAGGCGACGATCGCCCTTATGGGCGCGTGTGCAGTAATCCTTGGCGTAGGAGTTGCTATCGCCTGGGCCTGCTTCGTTTTCAGCCTCTTGACTGACCTCGTGCGCTGAGATGCTTCGCTTCCTAGCCGCCGGGCCCTACGTGCTCGTGGTAGGCCTGATCGCGCTCGAGCTCCTCGCGCACCTCTACGGTGCCGTCCAGTGACGCCGCGCATCGAGCAGACATGGAGCCGCCACTGCGCAAGGGTGCTTTCGAAGGCACCGCCCCGCGGCCCGTTCGAGTTCCTGCTAATCAAATCAGGCGACGACGCCGGCTGCTACACGCTAAGCCAGGTCACCAACACGATCTACGAGCTCATCGCCGGTTACTGCGCAATCGGGAACCACTCTTACCCAACGAAGATCGCACAGGTGTCCGAGGACCGCTGGGCGGATCTGCAGCTGCTTGCGATCGCCGGGCTCGGGGAGTATTGGCATGTCGGCTGAGCGATCAATAATCTTCATCCACCCGCACGGCTCGAAGGTGGCGTTCACGCAGACGCCGCGCTGGAAGTTCTGGTGGTGGTTCCTTGGCATGCCGCCGGCATGGGTGTTCCTGCCGGCCTACGCATACGTCGCCCGGCCGAAAGTCAAACCCGGCACGCGCGAGAGCGAGTGGTCGAAGTTGCAGCTGCTCGTGCTCGCCGACCGGGCCCACATGTGGGAGTGCCGCTGGTATGACTAAGGTGGTCGAGTTCATCCTGACTGGCTTATTGGTCGTAGAGGCTGAGGTATATTGCTACACCAACGCGTCTGAATACGATGTGCGGCTGCTAGCTAAATTCGACACGCCGCTACGGCATTATGGCGGGCAGCTGTCGGTATTTGGCAGGCCAGTGGCCTTCGCAGATGCGGACATGTGGGCACGCCTACAGCTGCTAGTGCTCGCTGGGCACGCCACCCATCTCACTATCTAAACCCCACCAAAACCATAGGTATTCCATACCAAAACAGGAGGCAAACAGACGCGGTAAGTGACTGAAAATAAAGGATAAAACGGGATTGACATGGCCCGCCACCCATGACTATCTCAGCTTCGAACACCACCACGACAGCGTCGTCCACCACCCAGGACCACCACGAATGTCAGCATCAATTGAGCTGCTCACCACCAAGCAGCTTGCAGAAGTCCTCTCAGTGTCTGTGCTCACTCTGGCCGAGTGGCGGCGCCTCGAGCGCGGCCCGAAATTTACCCGGCTCGGTAAGAACATCTACTACCGCGCTGAGGACATTCGCGCCTGGGTCGAGGATAACCTCGACGACAAGCCGCGCAAGAAATCCACGACCGGGGCGCACCCTCAAGCGACGGACCCCGTTGGCGTGGCATCGGCGGGCGGCGGGCATTTCTCTCCGGTGTCCGCCGCCGCGCCTTCAACCCACCCTGCAGTCTCAGGAACCCCCACCCCATGAACGAATTTTTCAGCACCACGCCCGTAGAGCTCGGCGGCGTCGCGCTCCTCGCTGCGCTCTTGGTTGGCTGGCTCTATGAGCGCCACCTCAAGGGCCTACACGAGGTGTCAGCCGATAGCCTCGCGAATGAACTTGTCGGTGTTCTCAATTCCCTCGGTTCAAAGGTCACATACCTCCATGGCGCGGTCCATGAGGTCCACAGCGCCGTCGAGGATCTCCACGATGCGCACATGGACACGCATGAGGAGGTCACCGGCGCGGTCGCTGGTGCCATGAACGCCGTGGCGAAGACCGTCACCAACCTCGCCAACGCTCCGGTGCCGGCCGCGCCGGTCACAAGCCCCGTCAAGGCTGCACCGGCGGTCGAAGCTTCCGCCAAGCCGAGCAACAGCAAATAGCGTGGACAACTCGGGTTCCCAGTTTGTTCCCGAAGCGGCCAGCCCGTATTGGCGATCATACGAGCTGCAGATCCCCGGCACCTGTGATGAAGTCCTCAAGGTTGACCTAGATCAGCAGATCGTATTCTTCCTCAAGTTGCTACCCTGGGGCAGCAGGGTCCACTCACTGCCGATCGTCGAGATGTATGACAAGGACGAGTCGCCCACCACCGACAAGTCCAAAGCCCATCTCGTCTACTGCGGCACCATGATCAATGGTGCGGCTCGCGTGTATGTCTATAAGCCGACGCACCACTGAGGATCCGAGGCGGGATTAAAACACCCGGGCCCCTAATGAAAATCGCCGGATACTGCCCGGCGCCTCGGAATTGCTACCGCGCCACCACCGCGGATCGACAATCACCCCCTCTGCTTCCCACCCAGGAGCTACCATGTTGAACCTTATCCGCGCCTTGGTTGCAGCCCTGCTATGCGTCGCCGTGATCGGACCCGCGCCTGTTAAGGCGCAGGACGTCCAGATCCAAGGCCAGCACTGCATCCAGCTCAATGAAATGCGCACCGCGGCGTCGACTTCGGTCGAGCAAACCAAGGGCGAGGACCCCTCAAAGGAAGTTCGCCTCGTCGTGCTCGAGGGCGACCGCGCCCAGGCGGTGGCCGAAGCCTCTGCCAAAGAGGCGCGGGCGACAAACCCAGAAGTGAAGGCGCGCGCCATCTCGGCGATCGTCGCCGTCGTCTATAAGGAAGAGGTCCGCTACACCGTGCAGTTCGCCGACACGGGATGCTTCTCGAACGTCGACGACATGGACCGCCACACATGGGACCGCTGGCTTAAGGCCGCCGGCGTCGACGTCTAATCGTAGCCAGACTACGACAATGCCGCGCAAGCTAATCACGCGCCATGATCCGGCGCCTAAGTTCGAGATCCCGCAGGGGCAGGTGCTCCGCGGGCTCTCGGCGCTCGTGGATCCCGAGCACAACGTCCACCTCAAGTGGATCAAGACGAAAGAGGACCCCACCCTCCCCGGCCTCGTAGAGGCGCTACAAGACGCATTTGCCACCTACAAAGGCCGCTCGAAGCCTGTGGGCGTGCCCACACGCACACATAAGGACCTGCTCAGTGTCTACCCCATTGCCGACCAGCACCTCGGGCTCATGGCATGGGGACGAGAGACAGGAGAGTCCTCTGACCTTGAGCTTGGGGCCAAACGGCTGCGTGCTGTATCCGCCCGGCTGCTCAATCAGTCCCCGGCAAGCCGCCAAGCTCTTGTCCTCAATCTCGGAGACTGGACGCATACCGACGACAGCCGAAATGAAACGCCTGGGCATCGAAACCGGCTAGACGTCGATAGCCGCTACCCGAAGATCGTCCGCGTCGGCGTCGATCTGTTCATCGACCTGATCGAGGGGGCCAAGGCGAAGCACGAGCGGGTGCTCGTGAAGGTGATCCCGGGAAATCACGATCCACATGCCTCCGTGGCGCTCAGCATCGCGCTCGAGAAGTTCTACGCCAACGACAAGCGCGTGAAGATCGACAGCGACCCGAGCGAGCACTTCTTCCTACGGTTCGGGCAGACCCTTCTTGGCGCCCACCACGGGCACCGCGCCCGGGCCCAGCAGCTGGTCAACCATATGTCCGACGTCCGCCGCAAGGACTGGGGCGAGACGCGCTGGCATTGGATCCTGACGGGCCATATCCACCACGAGACGCTCAAAGAGATCGCCAGCTGCCGCGTCGAGAGCTTCCAGACGCTCGCCGCCAAGGACGCATACCACGCCAACGCGGGCTACAGCGCCGGCCAGAGCCTCTCCTGCATTACCCTCCATCGTGAAGACGGCGAGCTCGAGCGCCAGCGGGTCAACATCCCGCCGCCCGCGCGCGACGCCAAGACACTGGAAGTCGCATAATGGATGACCTGGCCGAGACGATACGCGTGCAGCTGCAGAAGCGCCTAGGCGATATGCCCCACGTCACCGACGTGCGCATTGCGCCCTGCAACGAGATGAGCATCGGTGGCACCGGGTATTTCGTGGCGATCCACTTCGAGCCCGGCAAGCATGGGGGCACCATTGTCGACGAGCTCGACACCATGTCGCGCAGCCAGTGGCTGGATGACGTCGCCGGCTGCATCCGCGCCTCGCTCGAGCCGCGCCGCAAGCCCGAGCTCGTGGTCAGCAATGTCTGAGGAGTTCCGCACCCGCATACGCCGGGTGACGGACAAGCGGACCGGCAACGCCGTGATTTTGCATGAGTTCCGCAAGCCGCGGCACGAGTCTGTGCGGGCGTTCATGCGCAGCGCCCAATCGATAGCCGAGATCAATAGGGATGGCACACCGGCGTATTTCATCTGCTCATTTGACCGTCAAATGATGCCAGCCGTGTGCTCTCACATCGACGACGACCTTCCGGTCACGAATGCAATTCTTGTCGCTGCGGTCACTGAGGCGTTCCGCCACCGCCTCATCGACTATGTCGCCGGAGGCGGGGAAAGCACAGAACACAATCCATGCGGCTAGTCATCCTCGAAAGCCCTTACTCGCCGGCCAACGGCCACCCTACCGAGAAGAACATCGCTTACGCCCTCGCTGCGCTTCTTGATTGTCTCGAGCGCGGCGAGTCGCCGATCGCGTCGCACCTCCTCTACACCCAGATCCTCGACGATCAGGTGCAGTGGGAGCGCGACATGGGCATGGATGCTGGGCATGCCTGGTATCGCGCGGCGCAGGCCTGCGTCGTCTATACCGATCTCGGGACGAGCTCGGGTATGAAGGCGGGGATCCACAAGGCGCGTGCGCGCGGGATCCCGGTCGAGTATCGCACGATGAAAGATTTCAGGTGGAAGGAACGTGAGAATGCCGACGAACCCATACAACAATCCGAGGCCGCCGAGGAACTGGGCGCCGGGCGGGAAGCCCCTATCAGCGCCGCCCAAGCCCAAAATGCCAAAGCCAGTCGCAGCCCCGAAGGGAACTGGTTTGCCGCCGCCCACCAAGAAATCGACGCCGTATAAGGGCCCTGGTTTCTAAGTTACCGACGCGGGTAATGAACCCAAGAGGAGATATACAATGGCTTTTCGGTGCAAGGTCGCGGTCGAATCGATCACGCAGCATAATTGGAACCCATCTGCGCGGACTATCAAGTTTAGCGCGCAATACGACGACACGATTCCGGAAGACAAGCGCTTCTACGACGCTACGCCAAGCGCCACGTTCGAGATGTTAGTCAACAACCCCATCGTGATCGAGCAGCTTAAGCCTGGCAAGAAATTTTACGTCGACTTCACGGAAATCTGATTACGCCCACATGTGGGCATGCCCTCACGTCCAGGCGCGCGCCGAGAATACGGGCTTCGGCGGCGCCTTCATCCTATGCCGATGCAGCCGGTTCGCAATATACTGCGAGTAGCCATTGTGGGCCGTAAGGCACGCGTATTGCAGCGCGTCGGCGAGGTCCGACCACGGGTGTAGCTTCTCGGGAAGCGGCGCCATCTGGCCTGACTTCATTTTCTTGAATCGATACATGCCATTCATCGCCCGCACGAGCTTCGGGCAGTTATCGGCGTCGACAACTAGCGCCGCGCCATCGCCGCGCACCCCGAGCAGGAATGCTTCGACGGCCCTCAGCCGCTTGTCGATTTGGTTGGTCGGCGCCGGGAACGCATTCATGCCGGCGCGCTCGAACAGCGTGAAGCTCGTCTCCTCATAGCTCGAGTTCTGAGCGGTGCCCGCCGGATCCCCGACGATGTAGAACTGCCGGCCGAGGAACATCTCTTCCATCAGTGCCGGCCGAAGATGCTCGTTGATGTGCTTCTCGAGCCCCATACCCTCGCTGACGATCTCCTTAAGCACCAGCAGCTGGCCGCGGTGATTTGGCTGCGTGATCAGCGCGCAGGGATTGCGGCCGAAATCCTGGGCCACTATTAAAGGGTATCCCGGCACAGGTTGGAGGTCATGCCCCACATGACGCTGCATCGAGAACGTGGCCTTGAAGACGGCCGCGCCACTGGGGTCGTTCCCATATTTCGCGTGAACATAACGCCGCTGGTAGTCATCTGTGGTCCCATCGAGCAGCTGCGTATAGTAGAGCCGCCCGCGCGCCACGCGGTCAGGATGGCCGATCGGAAGGCGCAGGGTGTCCTGCGTCTGCATCAGCCAGTTGAGATTTTCGGCGTCAGGCTCCAAGCCTCCTGGCTGGGTGAAGACGTCCCAGCCGGCTGGTTTCTCAAGAGCCATTAGCCGGTGCCAGTCTGACCCATCCGTGGGCATGTTGGTATCGGCGATAACGCCGACCCAGCTTGGCGCCTTCGGATAACGGCCGCAGCGGCCCCTCAGGGGCCCGATCAGGCCGATGTCGATCTCGATGCACTCCGACATCCAGGCGCCCGTGAGCTGTGAGCTCAGCAGGCGCTTCTGGTCTTCCGGATCCTCGAGCGGGATCAGGAGCCATTCTGAGCGCACATCGCCGAACGAGAAATACACGGTCGACTCGCTGACCTTGTATTCGGCGATGCCACGGAACCACCCCATGATGTCCTTGAGGACAGTCATCTTGAGCTGTTGAAGTGTCTGCCGGACAATGGCGAAGCGCGTGCGCCGTATACCGTCGTCGTCTGGATCCTGCTCGCAGGCGCGCCGCAGGAACTCCATCATGCACCCGATCGTCTTGCCGGATCCGACCGGGCCGGCGATCAGGCGGAACGACGCGTCTGACTTCATGAAGGCGGCGACGGTGGGCGACGCCTCATAGTCAATGGTGGTCACAGCACCTCGCCTTCGATCATTTTCGGTGCCGCGTCCTTCTTGAACTGCAGCTGCGCGTCGGCGCCCATGTTGATGGTGATCTTGACGCGCTCGCCGGTGCTCTCGCCCGCGGCCACGCCGATCCCGCCGTTGCGCGACAGGGCTTTGAAAAGCTCGACCGCGCCGGCCAGGGATTCCTTCTTGTCGATTAGCCGCTCGAACAGATGCTCGAGCGATGCCTCCACCATTGCGGCTTGCTTGATGCGCAGCCGCTCGGAGATGTTGAGGCTCGAGTTCCAGGCCTCGACCTGTTCCGACAAAATTTTTTGAAAGGCCGCCGTTTTCGAAATTCGACGGAAGGTTTGGGTAGGGATTTGGTGGGTTTTGAGTATAGTTTCTAGTGGGTTTATGTCTAAAGCAATTTCACGTGCAATACTGGTGAGCGTATGAATACTATACTCATCCAGTGGTAAAACCGATACTTCCAAAACACGCCCCGTTCCCGGCGCTTCTATTGCATTTCACTGGCCTTATACTGTATTAAGGGCAAATGGTCCAGGCCCTGCCCACCAATTTATCGTCCCGCGGGGGCGGCGGGATGATCCAAGCTATGTCGCCCGACGAGCTGGCTGCGAAAGAGCAGGCGGCTGATCTCGCGCGCGTGAAACTTACCGACGCAGGTAACAACGACGCGCTCGAGGGCGGGCTCGCCGGCCATATCCGCACGCAGTTCGACATCATGCGGCGTCACCGCTCGACCACGGCCGGCTGGAACCACCGGCTGCTCAAGGCGCAGCGGGCGTTCAAGGGCGAATACGACCAGACCCAGCTCTATGACATCAGGCAGTTCGGCGGTTCCGAGATCTACTCGCGTGTCATTGCTGCGAAGTGCCGCGGTGCGACGTCGCTACTTCGGGAGGTCTACCTCGGGCCCGAGAAGCCCTGGGGCCTCGACCCCACTCCGGATCCCGAGCTGCCGGACAACGTCACCTCTGCCGTGCAACAGCTTGTCGAGCAGGAGGTGCAGGGGTCGCTGGCACAAGGCGGCCAGGTCCAGCTCACCGACATCCGCGACCGCATTGAGACGCTCATGGACGCGGCGCGCGACGCCGCGAAGAAGAAGGCCCGCCACGAAGCTCAGAAAGCCGAGGATCGCCTCGACACGCTTCTGATCGAGGGCGGGTTCTACACGCACGCGCTCGCTGAGTTCATCAGCGACATCCCGCTTTACCCGTTCGGGGTGATCAAGGGCCCCGTCGTCCGCATGACGAAGTCGGTCCAGTGGGTGAACGCCAAAGCGCAACAAGTCACCAAACCGAAGATGTTCTGGATGCGCGTGTCGCCATTCGACATCTATTGGACGCCTGGGGTCAGCAACATCGAGGACGCCGACGTCATCGAGCGCACCAAGATGTCGCGCGGCGATCTCAACGACGTCATGGACCTGCCGGATTACAACACCGACGCCGTGCGCTCGGTCCTACAGGACTATGGCCAGGGTGGCCTCTATGATTGGCTCGACCCGACCGACTCCGAGCGGGCGCTCAACGAGAACAAGGAAAATCCGAACCTCAATCAGTCGAACCTAATCGACTGCTTGGAGTTTCACGGATCCGTGCAGGGCACGATGCTCCTGCAATACGGCATGGACCCCGATCTCATTGATGATCCACTGCGGGACTACTTCATACAGGCGTGGCTGATCGGGCGGCACGTCATCAAGGCGCAGATGTCGCCTTCGCCTCGCAAGCGGCACCCCTACTTCATCACGAGCTTCGAGAAGGTGCCGGGCACCATCGTGGGCAACGCCCTGCCGGACATTTTGGAGGACATCCAAGAGGCCGCGAACGCAACTTTGCGTGCCCTAATCAATAACTTGTCGATCGCGAGCGGCCCGCAGGTGGTCATCAACGAAGACCGCATGGATCCGTCGCAGGACTCTCAGAATCTCTACCCGTGGAAGCGCTGGTATACGCGTAATGACCCTGTTGCCGCCAACAACACGGGGTCGCAAAAGCCAGTCGAGTTCTTCCAGCCGAACGCGAATACCCAGGAACTCCTCGTCGCCTACGAGAAGTGGACGCAGATGGCCGATGAACTATCCGCCATCCCCCGCTACGTGACAGGCTCGGACCGCATGGGCGGCGCCGGCCGCACGGCATCCGGCTTGGCCATGCTCATGGGCAACGCCGGCAAGCTGCTTCAAACCGTCGCCGCGAACATTGACCGCGACGTGATGCAGCCCGTCCTCGAAGGCCTCTACGATATGGTGTTGCTCACCGACACCTCAGGCCTTTTCCGTGGCGACGAGGAGATCAAAGTCCGCGGCGTCGACGTCGCCATGCAGCGCGAGACGAACCGCCAGCGTCAGCTCGAGTTCCTGCAGCTCACGGCGAACCCGATTGACACACAGATCATGGGCATCAAGGGGCGCGCCGAAGTGTTGCGCACCGTCGCCCACACCATCGGCATCGACGGCGATGGCATCATCCCGTCCGACGACGAATTGAACGCAGCCCAGCGTGCCCAGTCTGCGCTTCAACAAGGCCCGCCCGGTTCGCCGGCGGCTGGCGCCCCGCCAGGTGCGCCACCTCTTGCTCACCCGAGCAACATGCCAGCCCCTGCCGCGAACCAACTCGGACAGGACCAACAGGATCAGAGTCGAGCAATCGCGCCGACTCCCAGCAACATAGGAAACTCAGCATGAGCTCTGCTTCTCAGCACGTCGTCGTCCAGCAGCAGGTGGACGGCAATCTGAACCCGAGCGCCGACTATGGCGTGTCAAAGTTCGTCCCCATCAACGCGGTGACCATCACCTCGGAGACGGCCGTGTGGACGCCCGCGGCGGGTAAGAAGTTCCGCCTCCGCGGTGTAGTGCTTTCGTCCCACACTGCAGCGGGCCCGATTATCGTCCGCGATGGCACGGGCGGCACAATCATTGCCGTGATCCCTAACAACGCCGTCGACTCGGCGTTCGAGATCGTGTTCCGCGGCACCGGCATTCTGTCGGCCGCTGCGAACAACGCGCTCACCTTCACGGGCGCGTCCACCGAAGTCATCAACGGCTTCGTATACGGCGACGAAGAGTAATCGGCATGAAGAAGACTCATGTCCGCTGCTCGATCGAGCCTGGAAGGGAGTAGCCAATGGCTCCTCCCCTCTACCCCCCGAAAGGGAAGGGCATCAGCGGCCGTGCGGGCGTTGCCATAAACGTCAGCTCGACCGACGCCGTGGTGAACTTCGACTCTCTTTGGGTCGGGGTCACCGGCAACATCACCCTGACCGGCGAGGACGGCGTGGACGTCGCCTTCACCAACGTGCCGGTCGGTTTTTTCAACATGAGCGGGACGACCGTCAGGCACATCGGAACCACGGCCTCGGGGCTCGTGGCCGTCACGCTCTGAGGCCGCCGAGGAGAACTACATGAGCAGCAAGGTTATCGGAAAAGAGAAGAGCGCCAGCAGCCCCAGTTGGGCGAAGGGCGGCAAGGGCCACATGTTCGGCAAGCAGCATGCGAACCCGCAATCGTCGGGCACCAGCGGCAAGTCGGGCGACGGCGACGGCGGCAAGTTCGCCAAGGGCGGCAGCGGGCACATGTTCGCCAAGCAGCACGCCACGCCGCAGGGCTCGGGCACCAGCGGCAAGTCGAGCGGCGGCGGTGGCAGCACCGGCACCGGCGGCGGCCGTGTGACCAAGACCCTTAAGGAGAAGTGGGGTGCATAAGCCCTACGCCAATCCCAAGGGCAAGAAGTCGAAAGAGCAGGTCCTCGACAGCATGTATGAGCGCGAGGACCTGACTTCCGGCACGCCTGCCAGCCGCGCCCACGGCTGGTATGGCAAGAAGGGATCCCCCCACGCCATCGTGGATGATTTCATCCAGCGTGAGAAGGCCCGCAAGGACGACGGGACGAGCGGCGTCGACAGCGTCTCGCTGCCGGCCCCGCTGTTCTGACATTCCCCCAGACGAAGCTTGAGCTCGCCAAAATAGCGCTCAAGCTTCGTCGCGCGGACCCTGCCGCCTGGCAGGAGTTCCTCGCGAAGCTTGCTGAATACAGCCACCACACCACCACCCACTGCGTCCAATCGCCGGTCGAAGGCTTACAGGTCAACCAAGGGAAGGCTCGAATGATGCTCGAGCTCCTGCAGGACCTGCAGGGCGCCCAGACCACGGTCGAACGGGCCAACGCTAGGACCCCCACCCAGTGAAGCCTGCAACCAAAGCCCCCCCGCTCCCCGAAGATCCGACTGTCATTATCCCGAGGGCGGCCCGCGACGCCGCTGCGCGCGCCGATCAGCTTATGAAAGAGCTCAATCAGGCGCCGCCCCAAGATCCGCCGGCGAATGATCCCCCGCCGCAGGATCCCCCTCAGGATCCGGCACCGCAGGATCCCCCTCAGGATCCGCAAGTTACCTCGCCGGGTAATAACGCACCGGCGGCGGACGACTGGAAGCACAAATACGACTCGTTGAAGCCGCGCTTCGACCAGCTCAACAACGCGAACCGCCAGCTCGCCTCCGAGGTGACGGATATGCGGCGCCTCATCGAGACGCTGCAGAGCCAGCATACGCAGCGCCCGCAGCCGACGTCCGACGACCTCGAGGTGACCATCACGCCGGAAGAGGAAGCCGACTTCGGACCGGAGTTCATGTCCATTGTCGAGCGCAAGGCGAAGCAGATCGTGGCGCCAAAATTGCGTGAGCTGCAGAGAAAAATCGACTCTTTTGGCCAGGAAAATTCGAAAAGCGCTCGCGAGCGCATGATCGAAACCATGAATAACCGTGTGCCAAACTGGGTGCAAACCAACTCTAACCCTGACTTTATTGCCTGGTTGCAGTATCGCGACGTTCTCTCTGGACAAAAGCGTCACGATATGCTTATGAATGCTTTCAATGGAAATGACGCCGCCCGCATGGCCGCGTTCTTCGAGGCCTTCGCGGCCGAGAACCCAACAGCAGACGACGCCCCGCAAGGTGGCCAGCAACCGACAGAGCCCGGCTCAAGGCCCGGCCCAAAGGTCCAACTGGAAACACTTGCGGCGCCGGGTCGAGCCAGGTCCAGCAGCACCCCACAGGCACCTGCGGACAAGCCCTTCATAAAGCGCTCTGACATCATTGAGTTCTACAAAGATCGCGCGAACGGACGTTTCCGCGGTCGTGAAGAAGAGGCCGCCAAGTTCGAGCGGCAGATCTTCGAAGCTCAGAAAGAAGGGCGCATCCGCTAGCGCTCGATCCTTGTAATACATGGTGAACCCTCGGGGAGAGCGCTGTCCGCAGCACTCTCTTCGAGGTTTTTGCTATGTCCGTTACCGTTTCCGGCTCCCCGTATCTTGGCTCCAACCAGAACCCGGCATACTCGGGGACGTTTATCCCCGAGATTTGGTCGGGGAAGCTCATCGAGAAGTTCTACGCGAGCACCGTGCTCAGCGTGATCTCGAACACCGACTATGAAGGCGAGATCAAGGACAAGGGCGACCGCGTCCATATCCGCCAGAAGCCGACCATCACCGTCTCCGACTATCAGGTCAACCAAGCGCTTGCCGTGCAGCGCCCGGCAGCGGCGATTGTCGACCTGACCATCGACTACGCGAAGTATTTCAACCTCGTCCTCGACGACGTCATGGAGATCCAGAGCGACATCAACTTGATGTCCATGTGGGCCGACGACGCCGCCGAGCAGATGAAGATCGTTATCGACACGGCGGTCCTGCTCAACATCCTCAACACCCCGGTGGCCGCCAACTCGGGCGCGACCGCGGGCGCGATCTCGAGCTCGATCAACCTTGGCACCACGGCGGCGCCGCTCGCCCTCGTGCCGCGTGATGCCTCGGCTGGCCGCGTCGAAATCCTCGACCTGATCACCCGCCTCGGCCAGACGCTCGACGAGCAGAATATCCCCGAGACGGGCCGCTGGATCACCCTGCCGGCTTGGGCGGCTCAGTATCTCAAGCAGTCGGATCTGCGTCAGGCTTCGATCTCGGGTGACTCCGCGTCGACGCTGCGCACCGGCCGCCTGGGTATGATCGACCGCTTCACGCTCTACACCTCGAACCTGCTTCCCAACGGCGTCGCTGGCGGCCTCTCTGCCGGCGAGTGGGTTATCTATGCGGGCCATCCGCATGCCCTGACCTTCGCCAGCCAGGTGACCAAGCTCGAGACTCTCCGCTCCGAGCAGACCTTCGGCACGCTTCTCCGCGGCCTGCAGGTCTACGGCTTCAAGGTCCTCGACGGCAAGGCGCTCGTCCAGGCCATCGTCACCCCGTAAGGCGGGGTAGTGGGGGGTGGGGCGCGATTTACCTGAGGAGGTAAGTCCGCCCCACTTTTTCTTTTCAGGGCAAGTCAAGTGGCGCTTTTCGACACGGTTGCCGATTATCTGACGGAAGCGCGTAATATGCTGCAAGACTACACGCAGCCTTACCGCTACGCCGATGCCACGATCATCACGGCCCTTAACGAGGCCGTGTATGAGGCGCGCCGCGTTCGCGCGGATCTATTCTTGCCAAATCCTTCGTCGATCCCGAGCCTCGCCGCCTCCGGCGACAGCACATCGTTCATCGACGTGCAGTATCGGCTGGCCTTCCTCGACTATGTCGTCGGCCATTGCGAAGCGTTCGACGCTGAGCCCAATCAGGACTCGCGCGCGCAGGCCTTCATACAGGGCTTCCTGATGCGGCTCACCTCGCCGATCAGCCCAATCTCCGTGATGGGGGCTAATCAGTGAGCACCACTACGACCACCAAGGTCCTCAACGATATTCGGATCCAGACGCCGGGCGTCACCGATGGTGGCCTGGCGCTTGAGCTGTTCAACGTGGTTGAGGAGCTCTGCAACCAATACCTTCAGATTACCCCGCCGGTCGACCCGACGACGGACCCCGCGACCTGGCTATCCGACGCCCAGTGGCAGAAGTATTCGCGCCTCATTATTGACGGCACGGTCGCGCGGCTCCTGTTTCAGCTCGGGAAGCCATGGTCGAACCACACGCTGGCCCAGATCCACCAGCAGCTTTACCAAGATGCGCTCTTTATCGTCCAGAGCGACTCGGGCAACACGACGGTTACGACGTCACCGACGCCGTCGCTTATCCAGCGGTTGGTCGACAATCTCCGCGTGAACCTGCCTGGCGTGCAGGATCCGTGGATCAAGCTCGAGCTCTACAACGTCGTCAACGAGTTCTGCCGCACCACCGGGTGCTGGCAGGACGTCAATCCCATAACTCTTGTCGCCGGCCAGTCGTCCTACCAAATCACGCCGACCCAAGCCGAGATCATCGACATTTTGTCGATCGCGCACGTCTCGTTCGATACGACGGGGGCCGCATATTTCCAGGGCACCCTGGCGTTCTCCAACGCCCCGACTACCACGGACGTGACGAACGGGCAGCTGTTCGTGACCATGTCGCTCACGCCGTCGCTGGACCCTGGCACGGACGTCGAGCACTGGATCCCCTCCGATATGTGGAGCACGGATTTCGACGTGCTGCTCGAGGGCGCGCTGGGGCGCCTCATGTCTCAGAAAGGTAAGCCCTACAGCGATCCGCAGCTCGGCATGTATCACACGCGGCGCTTCCGGATGCTCATGAGCACCAAGAAGCACCAGATCGATGCCGGCAACGTCGTCGACGGCCAGACGTGGCGGTTCCCGCAGTTCGCAGCGCAGCGGAAATTCCGCGTTGACTGGGGTGGGCGGCCGTGACCCAGCGCCAGCGCATCACCAACCCAATCAACGATTTTCCTCCCGGTTCCCCGGTCGGGATGATCGCCGGATCGGTCCCGCCGACCGCGCAAATCGTCGTCACGAGCGACTCGAACGCGGCCTCGGCCGCCGCCGCGCAAGCCGCCGCATCTGCCGCCGCCGCGCAAGCCGCTTCCACCACTGCCACCGGCGCGGTGTCGACGATCGCCGCCGACGCCTCGGTTGCGGCGAACGCGGCTACCAGCGCGACGACAAGCGCGGGCAACGCCGCTGGGTCAGCAGCGAGCGCCGGCACATCGGCATCGAACGCCGCGAGCTCTGCAACCGCTGCCGGGACGTCGGCCACTAACGCCGCCAGTTCGGCGACGGCCGCGGCCGGCTCAGCCACAGCCGCAGGAACGTCGGCGACCAACGCCGCCAATTCGGCGTCGGCTGCGAGCACCTCCGCGACCAATGCGGCGGGGTCCTCATCCACGGCGAGCACATACGCGACCAATGCGGCGAACTCGGCCACGGCCGCCGCGTCGTCCGCCACCACGGCCTCGAACGCTGCCACCACCGCCCAGTCCGCCGCTGCCATCCTGGCTAGCCCCGACTACGGGACGTTTTCCACCTCTCCCACCTCCACCACTGACTTCGGGACACCCTGGTAATGAGCATTCAAGTCCAGCACCGCCGCGACACCCGCGCGACGATCATGACAAAGACGCCGGCGGCCGGCGAGATCGGCTACGCCACCGATACGCTCGAGCTCACAGTGGGCGACGGCGCGACGGCTGGTGGCGCTTGGGCGCAGAAGAAGAACTTCGTGGAGGTCCTGTCGCCGTCATCTTTGAGCGCTAGCCAGAACGATTTCAACCCCACCGGATATAGCGCCCATACTGGGGCACTGCGCCTAACGTCTTCGGCCAACATCAACATCACGGGGCTTTCCGGCGGCGCGTCGCAGCGGGTGATCACCCTCTACAATGCTGGCGCGTCGAGCATCACCCTGACGAACAACGACGCGTCTTCGCTCGCGGCCAACCGGTTCTCGCTCGGCGCCGCGGTCACGATGGCCCCTAACCAGAGCGCCAAGCTCGTCTACGACGGTGCGAACTCCCTATGGTATTGCATTGGCGTATTTGTCGGTTCGGGGTTTCTGGCCGCCGGCAATAACCTGTCCGACCTCAACAGCCCATCTTCCGCCCGCACAAATCTCGGGCTCGGTGGCGCCGCGGTCGCTAATATCGGCACCGGCGCCGGAACCGTTGCGGCTGGCAATGACGGGCGCATCACGGGTGCCGCGCAGACCGCCAACAACCTCTCTGACATGGCCAATATCAGCACGGCCAGGTCTAACCTCGGGCTTGGATCCGCCGCCACTGCCAACACTGGCACGAGCGGCGCGGTCGTCCCGCTGCTGAATGGCGCCAACACCTTCGGCGCCGCACAGACCTTCGGCGCCTCCCTCGTCCCCACTGCCGACACATATTTCGGCGGGGCCGTGACTCCCCCGGCGCTGTCCGCCAGCGTCAATGACTACGCCCCGACTGGCCTGGCCACAGCTAGCATCTTGCGCCTGTCGGCGAGCGGCGGCTCGTGGAACGTCACCGGTATTGCGAGCACGGGCTTCAACGAGGCCCGCAATCTGGTGGTCATCAACGTCGGCTCGAGCAACAGCATTACGCTCAAAAACCAGAGCGCATCGTCTGCGTCGGCTAACCGGTTGTTGATCGGCTCGGATATTGTGCTTGGCCCCAGCCAGAGCGCGCACCTGATATATGACGCGACGGCCGGGTTCTGGGTCGCGGTCGCGGTGTTCGCCGGCACCGCCGGCGTATTGCTGGCGTCAAACAATCTTACCGACGTCGGTAACGTCGTCACGGCGCGCACCAATATCGGCGCCGCCGCGGCGTTCACCTCCACTCAGCTCAACGCGCTCGATTATGGCATCGTGGGCAACGGCATCGTCGACGACTCGGCGGCTATCAACACGTTCCTGACGACGTGTTCTAGCAATGGCGCGGTCGCCTATTTCCCCGCCGGAAAGACCTATCTGTGCGGGATCACTGGAATTGTGGTGCCTGATGGTGTGACCGTCCGCTGCGGTAGGACCGCCACCTTCGTGCGCAACGGCGAGCCGGCCGGGCCCGGTGGATTTGGATCGAACTCGAAGTTCGGTTCTCCGACCAACGCGTTTATCCAGATGGGTAACTATGCCACCTGGGAAGGGGGCGTGCTCAATAACACGGCCGTCCTAGGCACGAGCACGACGAGCTCCACGCTGGGATCGGGCACGTTCAACTTCACCACCCAGGCTGGATTGGACGTCGCCATTGGCCAGTTCATCCGCGTGTATCGCACCTCGGACCCGACGAAGTGGTTCGATGGCACCGCGACCACATATACCGGCACGACGCTTACCTGCAGCTTCCCCGGCTATTTCGGCTCGGGAACATTCACGGATTGGAGCTTTAACACCGGCGGCGTCAACCAGGCTGCGATGAGCTTCTACAACGTCACCCGAAGCCGGGTGGAGGGTGTTCGTATAACCGGCAACTGGTATATCGGCATCTTATTCCAGGCGTTCAACCCGCCGGCTACTAGCGCGTTTCAGGTTACCCACTGTATAGCTCGTAACTGTCTCATTGAGCTCCCGCAGAACAGGGGCATCTATATCTATGGGACCGCGACGGCGCTCCTAATCGAAGGGTGTCAGATCCTCGGCGGGAACATCTGCAATTACGGCATCAACTTCAACCCCTCGAACAGCAGTGGCAGCGCCAACCTTATTTCCCGCGTCCGTATTGACAACTGTTATATGGAGTATTGCTCCTCTCAAGGCCTCGCGATCAGTGAACAGTCGTTCTACAACCAAGTATCCAACTGTATTGCGTCCAACATCACGGGCGCTAGCACCGGATCGGCTGCGTTCCTGATCCAAACAGCAAACGGTGCCGGTATCCTCCCGCAATACAATAACCTTGTTAATTGCTTGGCGTTGAACTCTTTGTATGGGTTCGAGGTGTATGGGGGCTACTACAATTCATGGCGCGCGTGCTCGGCCATTGCATGCACCTCTGGGGGGTTCCTCATAAGCGGGTCCTCGCCGGCGACAAACTACCATCGCATTGATGGCTGTAACGCTGACGGCACGACGGCCGGTCCTGGGTTCTGGGTTGGGGCAAACGCCAACCACTGCGATCTTCTCTCCATTAGCGCAGTGGGAAATAGCACCTATGGCGTCCAGATCGACACGGGCGCGACCACCACCATGGTGTCGGGCCACTCCTACGCCAACACCTCGGCCAATCTGCACGATTCGGGCACGACCACGAGCGCCGGCCAGCTGCTGACCACCTAATATGTGGGCATGCCTTCACGAGGGCATGCCTACACCCCCACCCACTAAGGACCCACCACCATGGATTGGCTACCCATCCTCAAGAAGATCGCCCCGCAGGGTAATCCTGAGATCCTCGCCGGTCTCGCCGCTGCCATGCCCAACGTGATCAATGTGGCCCAGCTCACATCGGTCCGACGCCAGGCCTATTTCCTCGGCCAGTGCGCAGAAGAAAGCGATGGCTTCAAAACCACCGTCGAATACGCGTCGGGCAAGGAATATGAGGGCCGCAAGGACCTCGGCAACACGCAGGCCGGCGACGGCCCTCGCTTCAAGGGACGCGGCCTGATCCAGCTCACCGGGCGCGCGAACTACCTGCGTTATGGCAAGGAGCTCAGCGTCGACCTTGTGAACAACCCGGCACTGGCGGCGGGGTTTCCCGTCGCGGCGCTTATCCCAGCGCTCTACTGGCACGACCACGGACTCAATGCACTCGCTGACAAGCAGGACATCGAGGGTGTTACCCGCAAGGTAAATGGTGGCGAGAACGGGCTCGCGACGCGCCGCCTCTATACCTCGCGCGCATCTCTCGCGATCGGCCAGGTCGACGAGAAGACGCCCATGGCGCATCCACCCGGCGCGGCGCCCGTCCTCCTGCCGGCCAGCCCAGTCCCTCACCCGAACCAACCGGCAGTCGCAGTAGCCAAGCCGGCCCAGCCGCAACCAGGCTTCTGGGCGCGCTTCTGGGCGGCCCTTTTCACCCCCACCAAGAAAGTCACCTAACATGGACCTCGCATCCCTCCTCATCCAGAATGGCGCACCCCTGATCGGGGGCCTACTCAAGACCGCCGCATCCGCCGCCGGCGGCCCGGTTGTCGGCGCGCTCGCCGGCGTCGTCATCGACGCCGTCGCCAAGGCAGTTGGCGCCCCCTCCTCTGAGCCCTCGGCCATTGCCGCGGCCATCGCAGCTGATCCCGCTAAGGCCGCGGCGGCGATCCCGCAAGTGGAGGCGGCCCACGCCGAGTTGATCAAGGCGCAGACCGACGCGCAAGAGGCGGCATTCAAGGACGTCGAAGACGCCCGCGCAACCACTGTCCAGCTCGTTGCCCAAAAGTCGATCATGGCCTGGGGCGCGGTCGTCGTCTCTGTCCTCGTCGTCTTGGCGTTCCTTGCCGCTCTGGTGCTGCTCGTGCGCTACGGCGTGGACGCGAACAACCTATCTGGACAGGCCGAGCTAATCCTCACCGGCACTCTCGGTGCGGCGTTCGCCCAGGTGGTCAATTACTGGCTCGGCTCGAGCTCCGGATCTTCCGACAAGACGGCGGCGCTCACCTCGCTGGCACACGCCTCAGTGCAGCCGCCCGCCGTCATAGTAAAGGCGAGGGGAAAATGACCTTCGAGTGGATCGGCTTGGCCTATTACGGCCTATCGGCGGCGGCGATCCTCGCCACCCCCGGTGCGTGGGCGTTCCGCGTCTGCATGTCGCGGATCGCTAAGGTCGAGAAGGAAAAAACCGAGCTCGAGCACGCTTTCAATGAATACCGCATCCAGGCGAGCGAGAAGTTCGCCAGCGCTGCGGCCATAAACCGCTTGGAATCGAAGATCGACACCATGTCGGACCGTATAAACGGGACGCTGCTCGACATCTTCAAGGGCAAGCCGAAAGCATAAAGACTAGGGACGCGTTTTGTGGTATAGAAGTTACCGGCGCAGGTAATAACCCTAGCTATCCCCCACTGAAACAGAGGCGAATACATGGAACACCTTACGGACGAAAACCGCGCGCGCATCAATGCCGAGCAACAGGCCGGGCGCGCGCGGCTCGAGCATCACGCCCACACCTCGAGCCAGCGCATGCGTGAGAACGCCGAGAAGAAGGCAGCTGAGGCCGCCGCGGATGCGCAGGCTTCGCAGGACGAGAAGGACAAGCGCATCGCCGAGCTCGAGGCCAAGCTGGCTGCAGTGAGCGGCACCGCGGTCATCAAGGACGGCTCGAATATGGACGGCAAGTCGACGTCGCCCCAGCCGGTGCAGGTGAACGTCCAGTCGTATATCGACGGCTTGAGGCGCGCCAAGGAGAACAATCCCGGCCATGAGCAGGAGCTGCACCCCGCCGCGGACGTGATCAAGCGCAAGACGACTAAGCTCGACGCGATCGCCAATCTCGACGCGCTTCTCAAGAAGTAAGCTCCGATGGCCGGGTGGAAGACGCTCGATTTCATTGGCACGTTCCCCATGAACGGGCCGCGAAACGGCGCCGACAACGCGGCCGTCGATGGGGTGAACTTTAACCTTGAGCCCGGGTCGCTCACCGGCATTCCCGGGCTCAACGCCGTGCAGAATGTTTCCTGCTCGTCGGTGTTCCGCATCCCCACGGGCTCCGACCCTACGGATTGGACGTCTTCGTTCTGGATGCAGTTCGCCGACGCCGACACCAACGTCGTGCGGTCGCTTGTCGTCAATGACAGCTTCGAGCGCTACTATTGGACCTCGCCGAGCGGTGGCTTCAAATACGCGACGAAGGCGCAGATCCTTGCCGGGTCCACGCCGCTTAATGTTGGCGTCACCCCGCCCAACAGCTATTCGCTCGTAGCGTTCGCAGTGCCGGGGACGGGCGGCGCCGGGAACCCGCCTGTGACCGAAACCCGGTCATATGTGGTGTCATTCGTCTCGATCTACGGGGAAGAGTCGCAGCCCTGTAACCCCGCCAGCGGCACCGGCTACGCCGACGCTCAGTGGCAGCTAAACGACATCCCGCAGCCCGTGGTCGTGACGGGCCAGGTGCCCATCAACGTCATACGGGTCTACCGCACTGTCTCGGCCAGCGACGGGTCGAGTAACTACTACAAGGTGACCGATCTAGCAGTAGGCGTCACGGTGTTTCTCGACACGGCGTCGGACACGGCCGTAACCGCCAACGAGATCATCCCTTCGACCACATGGACGCCGCCGCCGTCAAACCTCCAAGGACTTATCGCCATGCCGAATGGCATTATGGCCGGCTGGGTGGGGTCCACGGTTTATTTCTCAGAGCCCTTCCAGCCGCAATCCTGGCCCACGACCTATGAGCTGCAGACGCAGGACGCAATCGTGGGGATGGGCGTCTATGGCAACACGCTCGTCGTGCTCACCAGTGGTCGCCCGGTGCAGATCACGGGCGTGCGCCCCAACACCATGGCCATGTCGACGAACAACGTCGCTATCCCATGCCTATCGCGCCGCTCGATCGTTAGCTCGCCGGACGGGGTCTACTACGCCTCGGACAATGGCTTGATCCTAATCGGGCCCAATGGCATCGCCAATATCACCGAGCAGTTTGTCAGTCGCGAGGACTGGAACAACATCTATCTCCCGAAGAAGCTGATGGCGGTCTATGTGGCCGGCATGTATGTCGCACTGCGCAGCGACGGGACCGGGTTCTTGCTGCGCCCCGATGGATTGAACCTTGGGCTGGCGAAGTTGAACGCCGGGCAGATAGTGACAATGATCGGCGTGGATATTTGGTCGGGCAGGGTGTGGTCCGTCCTCAACGCCGCGGGTATCTACGAATACATGTGCGTGACGGCAAACCCCATGCCCTATACGTGGACGTCGCGCGAGTTCACCCTGCCGCAGCCTTGCAATCTCGGGGTGGCGCAGGTGTATTTCGACCCCCCGACTTATACGTTACCCGGCGGGGTAAGCGCGGTCACGCTTACGGTCTATGCCTACCAGCGCGGCGCGACCGGCAACCAGAAGGTGACGGTATTCAGCGGGCCCGTCGACATCTCAGAGCGCGCGGTCCGCCTCCCCGCCTCCCTGCGCTCGGATGTGTGGCAGATGTCGATCACCGCGTATGTCCGCGTCCACCAGCTCACGATCGCGACCTCCGTAAATGAGCTGAGGAGCGTCTAATGGCCGGGTCCACCTGGGCCACGATCCCTGATCCGGCCCCCAGCCTGCCGAGCCTGCAGGCCTGCGCATTTGCGCTCAAGGAGAACGTCGAGCTCCTCACTGGGCAGCGCGGCCCGGTGACGCAATATTCCGTGCAGCAGCAAGTGCTGGACATTAAAAATGCCATCTCCAATGGCACCACGTCCATCACGGCGCGCATCACGCAGATCTATGACGCCACCGTCAACCTGAATAACTCGCAATCGCTGGCCACGTTCATCACCGAGGTCACCGCCGAGGTTGACAATGCTCGCCAGGGACAACCTAGCCTATCCGCGAGGATCACACAGGTCGACCAGTCGCGCATCAACGGCGACAACGCGCTAGCGCAGAGCATCACCACGCTGACGTCGACGGTCAACACGAACAACACGAACATCAACGCGTCCCTGACGTCCGAGGCGACAACTCGGGCCAGCTCTGACTCGGCGCTGTCGTCGAGCATCACCACCGTGAACGCGAGCGTCAACTCGATTTCAGCGAATGGGAACGTGTCGCTCGTGGCAACCGCGGCGCCAGGAGGCGCCAGCGCGGCTTACACATGGGAGCTCAGCGCCGGCGGCGTCTCGTGCGGTATGACGGCTATCGCCAAGGTGGGCGGCGGCGGGGCCATCGCCTTCACGGCGACGAGCTTCACCCTGACGGATAGCGGCACGGCGACGCCGGTGTTCTCCTATTCGAGCGGCGTGTTCACTTTCAACGTCCCGGTGTCCATCACCACGGCGAACATCGCCAATCTGGCGGTCACCAACGCCAAGATCGGTTCGCTCGCGGTCGCCAATGGCAACATGCAGAACGCCGCGGCCACCCAGGGAGCGTCAGGAACATCGTCGGGGCAAACGGCGTTCGCGACCTTGGCCACACGCGGGACCGGATCGGTAGCTGTGTTCTGCCAGTTCACCGGCTCACCAGGCAACCTCTACCTGCCGCCCAGTGTTGGAAGCCTGCAGCTGTATATCGACGGGGTTCTCGTCAGCGCCATAACCAATAGCTACTCGCCGGCTTTTGTCGGCTCGACCCAATATACAAACTACCTCGAAACGACGCTCGTCTATGTGACGTCCCTGGCTGTGGGGTCGCACACGTTCGAAGTCTTCGACTCGAACCCGACCGGGCTCGGCGGCGTCACGGTCGTCGCATTGGAGCTCAGCAAATGATCGATCCGAGCTACCTGCAGTCAGAGCCCTATGTGCGATATGACCCGGCCACCGGGGAGATAACCGCATGTGGACAGGTGGGCGTGGGGTTCGTCAATGACTGGAACACCGCCGGCACGGGGAGCTTCTTTCCCGACTATGGCACCTGCGACGCGCATTGGTTCGACACGTCGGTGTTCAAAGTTACCCCGAAAGGTAACTGCCCGGCGACCTTGTCGGGCGCCAGCCTGATCAATTGCCCGGTGCCGTCCAAGCTGACGATCTCGCAGAACTCTATCTTCCAGCAGACCTATGACGTCACCGAGTCGACGGTCGACCTGTCGTTTGAGCATCCAGGCACATATCAGCTGGTTCTCAAATCCCCGAAGTTCCTAACTGCCCAGTTCACGGTCACGATATGAAGATCCACCACACCACTGACTACGCCCAGGCCAGGCGTATGGAATACCCGCCGCTCGAGGAGCTCGCCGACGCCCTTTACCACCAAGCGCAGGGCGACTCGAGCAAGCTCGCCGCCTATCTCGAGAAGGTGGGCAAGGTGAAACAGCGCATAAAGAAGCCTTCCGGTGCATGACATTGTCATCAACAACGAGCGCATAGGGCGGCTGCTCGCTACGTGCGCAGACATCCCTTGGTTCGATGGCATGGCGACCATTGCCAGGGTGCGGGACAAGGAGATCCTGGGGGGTGTGCTGTTCACGGATTACACCGGTTCTAGCATTTGCATTCATGTCCACGCTTTTGATAAGCGTTGGATCAATAAAGATATGCTTTGGGTGACGTTTCACTACCCTTTTATACAGCTGGGTGTCACGACTTTATTTGGCAAAGTCGAGGCGGCGAATAAACATGCACTTGATTTTGACTTGAAATTAGGGTTTAAGGAAGTAGCCATAATCCCGGATGTTTTCCCATCTGGCGCAATGGTTGTTCTGAGCATGTGCCGCCATAGCTGCCGCTGGCTCTCTCTCACCCCGAAGCACTTAAGAGCTGGGAATGGCGTATACAGAGGCACAGAGGCAGGCGCAGGCGCGCTACCGGGAGCGGAATAGGGAAACCCTTCGTGCCCGTAGCAGGACCGCTTATGCGTCCAATAAAGAGAAGGGCATAGCGCGCAGCAGAAAGTGGGCTGAGGAAAATAAGCCCCGCCTTCTTTGTAAGAAGTTGCAGGACAAATACGGTATCACAGCTGCGCAGAAAGCCGAGCTATTAGCCTCCCAGGGTGGCCGGTGTGCCATATGTGCGACAGATACGCCCTCTGGATTGGGGTGGGCTGTCGACCACTGCCACAGCACAAATGTGATCCGAGGAATACTGTGCCCGCACTGTAACACCATGCTTGGTTACGCGCGGGATAATATACAGACGCTACAGGCAGCAATCGTTTATCTTAGTAGGGGGGCATAGATGGGCAGCAAATCGAAGGCACCTCCCGCTCCTGACTACACGCCGATCGCGCAGGCCTCCGAGCAAGCCGCGCAGATCCAGGCGCAGACGGCGGCTGAGCAGCTGAATTGGGCGCAGCAAGAAGCTGCGATGAACACGCAGCAAAATCAGGCCGTGCTGAATTTCGACCAAGGCGTCGCCAACCAAGAGTTGGGGATGCAGCAGAAGACTATGCAGTGGGCCGCGCAGGACCGGCAGAACTACAACCAGAATTTTGCGCCCATCGCGAAGGAATACGCGGCCAAGGCCAAGGGCTGGGACTCGCCGGGGCGTGAGCGGGCTATGGCCGGCGAGGCGGCGGGCACCGTCGCAAACCAGTTCGCCGGCGCAAAGCAAGCCAACATCGACCAGCTCGAGTCCTACGGCATCGACCCGTCGCAGACGCGCTACGCTGCGCTCAACCTCGGCACCAATCTCTCCGAGGCTGCGGCGACCGGCGCCGCGGCGAATAACGCCCGCATGCAGACTCAGCTACAGGGTGAGCAATTGCTCGGCAACGCCGTCGCAGCTGGCCAGGGACAGCAGCAGCAGGCGGTCAATGACGTCGGCGCGTCGAACAGTTCCGGCAATAGCGCCGCGTCCAACACCAATCAGACGCTCAACAACTCTCTCGCGACAACGGCCAGCATCGGCAGCACCGAGGGCACCGCCCCGCAGTGGTCGTCGCTGTCGAACGCGTCGCTCGGCACCTGGGGCAACGCCCTCAACATGGGATACCAAGATCAGCTGGCCGGGTTCCAAGCTAACCAGCAGGCCAGCTCGGGCGTCGGCGCGCTCATCGGCGCCACTGCCGGCATGGGCCTTGGTGCGTTCTACGGTGGCGGCAACTCGATCTTCAATGGCATCAAGAGCGCGCTGCCTGGCTTCGAAGCCGGCGGCGCGGTGCCAATGTTCGCCGCGGGCGGCGCCATCCCCGACTCGCAGGGCGCCATCCCGCTCGACGGCCGCGCCGGCGCCTCCGCTGTCCCCCCGGCTGCGTCGCCGTCAGGCGGCCGAGCGGTCGACGACGTTACGGCCCGGCTTAACGTGGGCGAGTTTATCGTGCCGAAGGACGTGGCTTCGTGGGAGGGCGAGAAGAACCTGCAGAAGCTTGTCCAGAAGGCTCGTAGTGAGCGCCAGGCCGCCGCGCAGCCGGGAGCTCCGCAGCAAAGCGCCATCCCTGTACCGCCCCAAGGCGCACCCCAAGGGATGCCCCGAGGAATGCCCCCGCATCCGGCGATGCAACGCCCCGCCGGCTCCATCCACGCCTTACCTGTGTAGGTAAAACCCAAAGGATCCCGCCCGGTGAGCATGGGAAGAGAGCTAAAAGACTTCGTCGCTGCTATGCAGGGCGGCGTCACTACCATGGTGCGCCTCGAGCAAGAGAGCGCCCGTGAGAAGCACTATGCGGCCATGGAGAAACTCTACGGCGCGCGGGAGAATATGTATAACTCCGCGGCGGCCAAGAACATGGCCAAGGCCGTGCCGCTCGACCCCACCGGCGGCCAGCAGGCGATCCAAGACGCGGAGTCACGCGCGGGCGGCGGAAACCAGAACGCGGGCGGCCAGAACAACAGCCAGGGCGGCAATCCTGGGCGCACCCTCGAAGCCAGTGACCTCCAAAACCCTAACGCCCTAGTCGACAAGATCGTGCAGGGCGAGTCGGACGGCAACTGGAACGCGGTCTACGGCGGGGCCAAGATGGACCTGTCGAAGATGACGATCGCGCAGGTGCAGCAGCTACAACAGGGGATGAAGCAGAACCTCAATTCTACCGCGGTCGGCGGTCCGCAATTCATCCAGAGCACGCTCGCCGGGCTCGTCCACCAGACGGGCATGGACCCGAACACGACGTATTTCACGCCCGACGTGCAGCGCCAGCTCGCCGTCACCCAGATCAATAACCGCGGCTTCCAAGCGTTCAAGGCGGGCAAGATCTCGCAGGGCCAGTTCCTCGACAATCTGTCCGAGGAGTGGGCTGCCCTGCCGGGCTCGAACGGCGCCGGCCATTGGGACGGCTATAATGGCAACAAGGCGCGCGTCGCGCTCGGCAGCTCGATCACTCAGGGCACCGCACCTGTGACGCCGGTGCAGCGCGGCCCGGTCGGTGCAATTCCGGCCGGTGGATCCACGCCCGCTACTCCCGCTGCGCCCAAGCAGCAGCCGTCGACGCCCTCTGCTGTAGCTTCCTCGGCTGGCACCCCCACGCCGGCGGCGCCCTCTCAGGCTTCGCCCGCTCAGGGATCGCCGAGCGCTCTACCCGTGGCGGCGCAACCCACCTATCGGACGCCGGACGGCACCACATATGCCGGCGATAACGCCGCGAATATCCCCGGCGCGACTTTGGTCCCCGCTGCCGCGCAGCAGGCCCAGGCACAACAGCCAACGCAAGC